GCCGTGGGCCCACTCCCCCAGGCGGCCGAGCTCGTTGAACACGGCCTGCAGGTAGAGCAGTTCGCGGTTGATGGTGGTCGGGGAGACCTGTTTGCGCTGACCGGGCACATAAAGTTCACCCGCCAGCCTCCGTTCGCGGTAGGCCGCAAACTGCTGGGCGGTGAACTCGGTCGCCAGCGGGTTGCCCAGCGCCTCAGCCAACCAGATCAGCTTGTCACGACGGCGGTCGCCATCGGTCAGGGTCTGGCCGTGGCGACCATACCAGAGTGCCACCAGGTCGCTCAGCCGCCGTTCATCCACATTGCTCGCCTCTGGCTGTTGCCAGGGCTGGGCCAGCATGTGTTTTTCCCATGCCAACGCTTCGCCCTTGGTGGCAAAGCGACGACGCTTGCGGGGGCCATCACGACCTTGAGGGTAGACCTCGGCAAGCCAGAGCTTAGGCTTGCCGTCATCGAGTTTACGTACTGTCATTACAGCTTGGTAGTTCCTTCATAAGCTTCGCTCCATCGTCAGGGCGCACCCGCGCCGCTATCGCTTGAAGAACGCCAGGTGCTCGATGACCGTGGCGATGATGCCACTACACCACCAACGGCTCCGATGCAATCCGCACCCAGTCCTCTTCGTTGATGATCTGTATATCCTGCCCTTTATCCTTCGCTTTGATGGCGGCTTCAATCTTGCGGCCATGGCTGGTGAACATCCAATCCCGGCTGGCGAGGCTGCCGATAATCAGCACATCAAGATGCGTAGTGATCCCCTTCACGGGGGAAGCGCCAAGGGTCTTGGCTTGCAGCTCTAAGTTGTGACGGGTATCAGAGAGGAACTTGCCGGTAAAGCACACCGTCTTGCCATTGATGCTCATCAGTTCGCCATCGGCAAAGAACTCGGTCGCCATGCCTGTCGCTAGGCCTGACTCAGTAAACCGCTGCCCGGAAATCTGTTTGACCAGCTCCAGCAGGTCTTCGCGTTCGTCTTCGGTGATCTCGCCATCGGCCAGAATATCGTTGAGGCGGTTGAACAGCAGGCTACCAGGCCATGAGGCCAGCAGGTCACGATGTTTGAGCAGCAGCGAACTGAGGGCAAGCACCTCTTGCTCTGCGATGTTGTTATCGGCACTGATGCCCTGCAGGAAGCCAAGCAGCATATTGACCAGCGCATCCATGTTGTCATGCTCAATTTCGTTGTACTGCAGCACGTCATTGAGCAGGGTCAGCAGGTCTTCCTTCTCATCGGCGGTGATGATGCCATCTTCGAGCACATCGCGGATGGCATCCTGGATATCGAGGAAATCACCATCTTTTTTGAACTCGGAATCCGATTTCAACCAGGTGGCCATAAAGAGGATTTCAGTCTCATTGAGGCGCTGATCGGCGGTGAGGCCACTCAAGATACCGTTCAAGCTGATGAGGGCTTTTTGCTTGTTGCGCTTGTAGCCAAACGCGACTGGCACATCGTACAACTCGGGCATATAACATCCTTATCTATGTCATAGAGACTCACTGTAGGACTCTGGCAGTTCACCCGTATCAACCAGCAACCTAATCTGGTCGTCACGTACCAGTGGCACCCCGAGCTCATTGGCCTTTTTCATCTTCGACCAGCCCGCATTGTCACCGCAGCAAAGGAAATCGAGCGAAGCCGATACGCCGGTGACGACCTTCATCCCAGCAGCCACCGCCAACTCGGTGAGATCGGCTTTGTCAGCCTTGGCAAACCCGGTGAAACAGACCTTGAAGGAGTAGTCTTTCGGGGGCAGCTTGCGACCGTGATAACCGGGGTCAGATTTGATTTGCTGGATGCGGTCTGCGTAGCGGCTGTTTGCTTGCACATAGGCAGCAAGGGCCTCTTCTTGGGTCTCAAAAACATCGAGCACCCTGTCGGTACGCAACGAGACAAACGTCGGCGCGAGATATGATGCCTCGACCCCATCATCATCCGTTGCGAGCGTCATCTGCATGCCATAGACCAGTTTGCGATCTGGATCGGAATGATAGGCTGCCATCCGCTTGGCAGAGACAACCCCTTTGTTACTCAAGTAGAGCAGGTTGAACACCGGCAGCTCATTGCCTTGATAGATAATTGACTCGGCAGAATAGAGATCAAACACCGTTAGCCTCCTGCTATATCAGCATCTTTTACATGAACAATGAGCCGGTGGGTTGGCAGCTTTAAGCGCTCGTGTTATCCCCGTTTCAAAATGCGACGGTGCTCGACCACCACGCCGATGATGGCGATGTGGGTTTGGTCGGTGCTCAGGGTTTCATGGTCGTCATTGAGGGGCACCAGCTCGAAGCGAGGGCGGCCGTCGTCGTATTCACCGCGGGAGCGGTATTTTTTGAAGGTGGCCTCTTCGCTGCCGTTCTTGGCAATGACAAAGTCACCCGCCTTGGGAGCCTCGTCAGGGTCAACGATCAACAAGTCACCCTCTTTGAAGTCCGGTTCCATGGAGTTGCCGCGCACCCACAGACCAAATGCACAACTGCCGACACTGACACCCGCAGCGACATACTCCAGACTGCCATCAAACGCCGTGGCCTGTTCGCACATTTCGCGCCAGTTGCCGGCCTGCACATAACTGAGAATTGGCACACGCAGACCCTGCGGAATAACGGCTGATTCCACATTCCGGTACCCAGCTGTTGCGCTCTCTGATATTACGCAGCTGTCGCCGAACAGCAGCCACTCGGGCCTGACCCCAAGCGATTTGGCCAGGTTGATTAGGTTATCCCCCTTGGGGGATGTGTCGCCCCTCTCCCACTGGCTTACGGATACGCGGTTGACACCGACTTCTCTAGCCAGTGCTTCTTGGGTCATCCCACAGCTCAACCGCTGTGACTTTATGCGTGTATGAATGCTCATGTAAGCAATCTTACTTAGAGCCTCAGTAGTTTTCTCTTCCCTTTCATGAAGTTTTCTCTTGCCTTCGGGAGCAAGCGAGCTTACATTCTCTTCCATTGTAAGTTCCACCTACCAAGAGAGTGAGGTAATGAAAAAACAAGATGCACTTGACCATTTCGGTGGTGTGGTCGGTCTAGCGAAGGCTTTGGGATGTAAGCCACAGGCCATCTCTCAATGGGGCGAAACCATCCCCAAAGGCCGCGCCTACCAGATCGAGGTGGTGACCGGCGGTGCGCTGAAAGCCGACCCCGCTGCCCCGTCTGGCCAACAGCGCCCATCTCAGCGCGTCGCGCCAGGCACCCCGCTGGCCGAGATCCCCAGCGTCCAGCGGGCGACGGACGCCGCCAAGGATTCCCCCACCAAAGCACAACCAGGGAAGGCGTAACCACCATGCCACCTCGTCATGTCAATCCAGCGGCCAGAGCGACCCTGGCCCCCGCCGTCAGCGCGATCAATCTGGTGATCTCGGCAGACCTCCCACCGCTGATGCCCATCGCCAAGTTTGCCGAGTGGGTCGGTGTGTCTGTCGATACCGCCCGCCACTGGGTCAAAACCGGCCGCCTCGATGTCATGGAAAAAACGCGCGCCAATGAACTGGTGATGGTCAAGGTGCATGTGTTTATCGCCAAGCAGATGGCGGGACACTCGTCGTCCCTGTTCACGCTCGCCAGCTAACCATAGCGACCTTTGGAGGGGAATCAGAGTGTCAAACCAGTCCCGCATTTCACACAGCCACTTTTCGGCGGCCTGCGATGTCTTCAAGCAGGCGCACAACCTCAGCGAGCTGGAGCGCGAGTTTGGCCTGCCAAAAGGGACGCTGCACAACAAGTTCAACCCCGCCAGCGAGAAGCACAAGCTTTCCGCCCTCGATCTTATCGGCCTCTACCAGGCGACCGGTGACGACACCCTGTTTGATGGCCTGCTGTTTGACTGCGGCCTGACTGCCGTTCGCCTGCCGGGGGCGGCCCCGGTTGCGCCAGAGGCCCGCGCCCAGCAGGCGCTGAATGCGGGGGCCCAGATCCTGGGCGTTACCGCCCAGGCCACCACCATCCTCGCCGGTGACCGCGTCACCAAGTCACACCGAAACACCGTCGTCGGCGGCTTGTGGGCAGGCATCGAGCACCTGGTGCTGCTGGCCACCGAGGTCGAAGACCGATTTCACGCCATCCCCAGCTTGGCATGCGCTGCGGATATGGCCCGCGCCGCCATCGGCGCCTAGGAGACCAGACCATGAGATTGATTTGCCCCCACTGCAAAAGCCGTATGACCAGCCGCACGACTCGCCAAATGAGCCTGCTGTCCGTCGAGTCATATCAGCGATGCACCAATTTTGAGTGCGGTTTTCGCTGCAAGGTGCTGGCCGAGATTGTGGCAGAGCTGAAACCGGCAGAACTGAGAAACCCCGCCGTGGTGCTGCCGGTCGTCCATACCGCCACGCCAGAGGTCACCCAATGAAACTTCGCGCCGAACAGGCGGGGCTGATCCCGCTGCCTTTTCTGCTGTTCAACCGCGCCACTGTCGTCACCAGCGGCGACGAGCCGGTGATGCGCAACACCACCCGTTTCGACGGCAGTTATCTGGAAGACAGCGAGGGCCGCCGTGGCGCGCTTCGCTTCCAGCCGTGCCATCAACCTCGCCCGCACTGGCTGACCAAGCTGCTGCAGGCATAACCGGAGGGCCACCCCATGAACACCGCACAGATTTTCGAGCTCGTTCAACAACCCAGCGCCGCAGAAGTGGCGCTGGCAGAGATGCGTGCCAAGTTCGGCCGCAATGGGGCGGCCAGCCGCTGGTCACGCCTGCCGACCCGGGCCCGCGCCGTCATCTGTTACGCCGCCGGGGTGTCGACCACCCAAGCCGGGCGCGAGCTGGACCAGTTCGACTTTGACCAACAAGAGGCGATCCGCCTCGCCCTGGGTGAGCTGATGGCAACCCTGCATGAGTTTGATGGCGGCGTGCTGCACCGCCGCGAGTGGCACCGCACCACCCGCCGTATTGAGGGGCCGACCCGCAGCGAGCAGGAACAGGCAGAACACGAGAACAAGCGCCGGGCCGAGCTCAACAAGCAGGCCGGCATGTTGGAAAGCCGCAGAGCGGTTTTGCAGAAGGTGGCCGGAAGCGGCCAATAAAAAACCCCGCTATCGGTGTTGGCGCACCAGCGGGGCTTTCAATCAATCAGCGAGGAAAACCTCATGAACAATCTTACAGCAGAACAGGCGATCCGCAAAGTCGCGAACAGCCTCATCAATACCCACCGTCCCCAGCTCGGGGCATGCCACAGCCTCGCCGTCGAGGCGAGCCTCGAAGCCCTGGCCGAACTGGCCGACGAGCTGGCTCTGCTCGACATCTACGCCGAGCTGACCAAGCGCCTAGAGATCCTGCAGGGTGGCCAGCGGCCGCCGGTGTTGGTTACCTGCACACCATCAGGGGATCTCGCTTTCCTCAAGCTGTTCAACGAGTTCGCCATCGCCAACCCTCAAGCCGCCGACGAATGGCTGGTCACCGATGCCAAGGCTTGCTTTAGGTGGCAGGACGATGAGCAGGGACTGGTATTCATGCCGCCAGAGGTTGAAGTCGAGCAGTTGGCTGATGGTGACCTGCCATTTATGGACGGCCCGCACATCATCGGCGTGGACATGGCGGCCCCAGTCCATGACGTCACCGTGATATTCCAGCCGCCTTTTGCCCATGAGCTGCAAGGGGGTGCCCAATGATCGCCATCACCGCCAAGCACATCGCCCCCTCTCCCGCCGATGCCGTCGCCTACCTGGTGCGCCACGGCTACATCAAGGTGCGCGGCCACTGGCTCAGAGGCCAGCGCCACGCCGCCCGTATCGAAACCCTGGCCTCTGGCCGCGCCTGTGTACTGGAAGGAGTAGCAGCATGAGCAAGGTCTATGTGAACCCCATGGCAATGCGGGCCCGTCTGGGTGCCGAGTTGGCGGTGCTGGATTTGTCAGGGGTGGCCACTGACACAGCCTGCGGTTTGGGAAATTGGTTCGACGATCTCGGCGAAGCGCTTTCTGGCGAGTTCGTCGGTGAAGTGAATGCCAGCATGGTCGCCATGTCGCTTGCAGTTGGACGCATGAACGAAATGTCAGCAGTCGAGCTGAGCCAGCGTATGGATGCCTTCGAAGACACCGGAGAGCTGGTCGCGCAGTTACTGGCGGAGGTGAATAAGGTTGTTGGCCTGCGCCGAGAGGATTTGGCTGTCACTCGGTCAGCGGTGTTGCTGCTGGCGATGTATGGGGCGCTGGCATTGGCTAGCCGAGAAGCCAATGCAGACAGCGAAGATGAGGAGTATCAGGCATGAGCAACATGAAATGTGAACAGTGCGGGCGCTACCGCCTGCCGGATCCGGCCGCCTTTGGCTGCGGTGACAAGGTGACCTTCAAGCGGGTGATCCAGCGCGCCAGAACCACCCAGCTCAAAGCGGTCGATGGCGTCATCGTCGAGGCTGGCGTGGCCACTGTGACAATCCGGGTTCGGGGTGGTGACAGGGTTCAAGTCGCGCGCACCGGCATCACCATGCAGGGCGCGCCGGGTCCGCTGACCTATGAACTGTTTGGCGTCTGCCACTGTGAAGGAGGCCAATCATGAGCAGCACCACCGGCAATGTCATCGAGCGCGAGCTCTACCCTACGCCCGCCAGCGCAGTGGCTGCCCTGATGCGCTGCATCAGCTTCCGTCCAGGTGATCACTTCATGGAACCATGCCGCGCAGAAGGGAACATCTTCGATCCAGTTCCGCTGCCGGCCGAGCAAAAGGAGTGGGCCGAGATCCGCCATGGTCGCGACTACCTGACATGGGACTTTGGCCGCCAGTTCGACGTCATCATCACCAACCCGCCGTTCTCGCTGACGGAGGAGTTTCTGAGAAAGAGCCTGTACGAGCTCGAACCAGATGGCACCCTGATTTACCTGCAGCGGGTGAACTTCTTGGGCAGCAAAAAGCGCGTGCCGTTCTGGGCAGAGGTCGGCTTTCCGAACAAGACCCCGATCCTGGTTCCACGCCCACGCTTTGTGAATGGCGGGTCTGACTCCTGCGAATACAGCTGGTTTATCTGGGACAACGGCAATCGCGTGAACCTGCCGAACGGCCTGAGTCATCTGATTGCGGAGGATGCAGCATGATCCACGACTTCTGGCTCGATGCCATGTTGAGCGACGCCGCGCGCCGCCGGGAATACCAACTCGAGTTACTGGATGCCCGTCGTCGTCCCTGCCGCCCCCACCGATACATCAAAACCCTGCTGGTCATGGTGCGCGCGGCCCGCCGCTGCGAGCACCAATCTGCCGCCCGTCTGCGCCAGTCATACAACGGAGGCGCCATCTAATGACTCACCAAAAACCAGCCGGGCTTGCCCCGGCTTTAGGCGTCGTGCGCCCTGCAAACAGCCAAGCAGCATCGCAACAAGTCTACGACTTGGCGAATGTGGACCAGCAGAGCCTTGAAAAACTGGAATGGATGGCCGACGAGTGGGTAAACCGGCTGCAGGACGTCAAGGTGCGCCCTGCATTCCGAATCAACACCGCCGCCCAAGTCACGCTTGAACCCTGCACCAAGTGCCGCCAGATGGCGGTTTGCCTGCCGGTAGCGGGCCGACACGGTCGCCGCTCTTACCCCTACTGCGTCGAAACCTGCTGGCCACTGGCCCGCGCCGCCAGTGAAACCGTGGTGAAGACCGTCCCGGCCAACGCCCGCCCCTCGATGCGCTGCAGTTGCTGCGGCGAGTTCGGCCATGTGCGCCCGGTCATCCTGGGCGGTAACCGGCTCACCAGCCTGTTTTTCTGCGAGGCCACCTGCTGGTCTGATCGGCTCGCCACCCTGGACATGGTACCGACCTGCAGCGACTGCGGCCGGTACCTGCAACCCAACGAGTATGTGAACGAAAAGTGCGGGGTGTGCCAATGATGGACTCCATCACCAACCTGCACGGGATCCAGCTACCCCAGCACTATCTGGTCGGACACCACGCCATCAACATGGCCGGGGCGGCCGAGCAACTCGCTCGCATTGAGTGGCACGTTGCCAAGCCGCTGGCCGCAACCTTCCTGCGCCGCTACCCGGCCAACCCCAAGACCGCCAACATCTGGCTGCGCCGCATGGTCGACGCCTGCGCCGCCGCACAGAGCCGGTTTCCGGTACCGGTGATTGATCTTCGCAACGATGTGCGCCGCGAGTTGGTTGCCGCCGAGTGGGCCCGTCGCTGCCAGCAACTGCTGGCGGCGGCGGGCCATGAGCGCACCGCCACGGAGCTGCTGGCCGATATCGGGGCCCAGGCCAAGGCGTGGCACTTCTGCCCGCCCCTCCCCATTCACCCGCGCACCAAGGTGGAGCGCCTGCTGGGCCGCCCTCTGAGCCAGGCCGAGCGGGACGATCTGGCCGACGAGGTGGACAAGTTCGAAGGGGCCGCCGCCAGCTTGCTGGTGCGCCTGCTCGACGAGTCGTGGTGGCTGCGCAAGATCAACCGCGCCTGGGCTATCTACTGCGAGCTGATTGCCATCCTCACCGGCCAGGTGCGCAAGGGGGTCAGCCCCTACGCCAGTGCGCACGCCGTGCGTGAGTTCACCCAGCGTAAAGCAGCCCAGCAAGCCTGGATGGCTGGCATGAGCGCCGTCAACGAAGAGCTGGGGCAAGAGATTGACCTGGTCGATGCGGTGATGGGCTCGGTCGCCAACCCCGAGATCCGCCGTCATGAGCTGATGGTGCGCATGCGGGGCTTTGAAGACATGGCACAGGAGCAGGGCAAACTGGGCCTGTTCCTCACACTGACCGCCCCCTCCAGCTATCACGCCTGGCGCCAGGGCAGCAAAGACAAGGCGAAGACCTACCAGAACGAGAAGTTCAACGGCGCCTGCCCGACCGAGACCAACCGCTTGCTGTGCAAGCAGTGGGCGCGCTTTCGGGCGGCACTGGCCCGCGAGGGGATCATGGCCTTCGGTTTTCGGGTTGTGGAACCGCACCACGATGGCACCCCGCACTGGCATTGCCTGCTGTTTATCAACCCCGAGCATCAACGCGACTTTCTGACCCTGCTTGCCTACCACTTCACCGCCACCGAACGGGCCGAGCTCAAGATGCCCAACGGCGACCAACTCGATGCGCTGGCCGAACTGAAAATCCGCAACAAGATGCCGCGCATCAAGTGGCTGCTCGATGTGAACAGCCCGGCGGTGGTCAAGGCCATCAACCCACGGGTGAACTGGAAGGAGATCGACCCGACCAAGGGCAGCGCCACCGGCTATATCGCCAAATACATTGCCAAGAACATCGACGGCCACAAGGTCGGGATGGACTACGAGGCAGAGGCACCGGTCGACCACACCACCATCGCTGTCGCGGCCTGGGCGAGCTGCTGGCGCATCCGCCAGTTTCAGCAGATAGGCGGCCCTGCCGTGAGCGTGTGGCGCGAACTGCGCCGCCTGGGGGACGAGGTGATCGAGTGGGATTGCATCCTGGAAGCCGCCCGCACCGCAGCCGACAACAACCGCTGGGGCGACTTTATCGACGCCATGGGCGGCATTGACCTTCCCCGCAAAGAACACCTGATCCGCCTCTCCAAGCGCCTCGATGAAGCCGCCAACAAGTATGGCGAGGATGTGCTGCGCCTGATGGGGGTGATCACCGACATCGGCATGACCACCGCCGTCACCCGCACCGAGGGCTGGCAGATAGTGCGCAAGGGCGTCACCGGATCGGGTTTGGGCGAGCAGCGCGAGCATGCAGTGGGCGAGCGCAGCGAGTTGCCCTCAGGCGGCGGCAGCCGCCCCCCTCGGAGTTCTGTCAATAACTGTACGGAAGGATCCAAATCGGGGGTGAAAGGATCCGCTCTGGCTAAAGAGCTGGGCCGAATGGGTCTTGATGAAAGCAACGCCGCCCTGCTGCTGCACGGCAGCATCATCCACGCCGACGGCCAATATGTGCGACTGGTCGGCGATCGGCTGATTGTGACCCGCAACTGGCCGGGTGCTGGCGATGCGGTGGCCGACCAGCTGACCGCCGAGGTCGAGGCAAAGCTGGCCAGCAACCGGGCCGCCAGCAGTAACACGCTGAAACAGCAGGCCCGCGAGCTGATGCACTCCGGCGGCAACGTCACGGAATGGCTGGCCGCCCTGCCGCTGGCCAAGGCCGAAGAGGCGATCGCCATCTTCACCCGCCTGCTGGATGACGAAGAAGACCGGGCCAGTTACCAGCCCACCGAACAGGAGCAGGCCCGCGTCGCGAGCATGCAAGCCGACAACGACCGCCATCAGGCGGAGATTGCCAAGGCGCGGGCGCGCCTGGGCGTTGAGTGAGGAGAATGAAGATGAAACACGTAATGCTGGATCTGGAAACCATGGGCAAAGGCCCACGCGCGGCCATCGTCACCATCGGGGCCGTGTTCTTTGACCCGATGACCGGTGCACTGGGCGCCGAGTTTGAGGCGCATATCGACCTGCGCGACAGCGCCCAGTTTGGGGAGATCGACCCAGACACAGTGCTGTGGTGGTTGGGGCAGAGTGATGAGGCACGCAAGGCCATTGCCTATAACGTGGACGGCGAAAAACGGATGGCGCTGATTCAGGCGCTGCAAAAGTTTCAGGCATGGCTGCTGGCCAACGGGCAAGGGGACATGCGCCATTATGTGTGGGGTAATGGCGCGGGATTTGACTGCACCATCATGGCCAACGCCTATACAGCCGTGAACAAAAGGCACTTTGTTGGCTACTGGAACGGATTTAAGGATCGGGACGTGCGCACCGTTGTTGATATGGGGCGTGACCTGCTGGGCTTTGACCCGAAAAAAGATATGCCATTCGAGGGCGTGGCCCATCGAGCGCTGGATGATGCCAAGCATCAGGCCCGCTATGTCAGCGCTATCTATCAGCGGTTGCAGGCAGCGATCAACGGCTGCGGCATGGTTGGGGGTGGGGCATGAAGCACGACAACGACCATCTGAAATTCCCGTCGGGCAATACGGTTGAATTTTGCAGAAAAAAAGCCAAAAGGCTGGTGAAGGAAGAGAAGGCGAAAGGTAAGGAATTGAAGCTATCCAGAGCTATGGACGTAGTAGCCATCAGCAACGGGATCCCGGGCGGCTGGGCCGAGGCCATGCACTTACTTGAGATGGAGGCTGCATGCTCCACGAACTGAAAGACTGGATTCGACGCCATTTCGAGGCATGGCTGGTACTGCTGGCCGCCAAAATCCTGATCGGTAGGAACGTTCATCGCTGCAAGGTCGTATCTCGTAAGGACAACAACAGCATGTGGTACATCGCCGAAGACCTGGGGCAGATAGCCAACCGGATGCGGAACAAGTACGAGGGGCCAAGCTCATGACTGACATCATCAACCGCGGCGACGTAGAACGCTTGCTGCCGCTCTGCCAGCAGCTTTGGCCAACCATCAAGCAGCACCCGCCGGGATCGGCGGGTCGTGCCGCCATCACCAGCACGCTCGACAACATGCCAGCCGCTGACCGTCATATCTGCGATCTGCTGCTCGACCGTATGGAGCGGGTCATCCAATTCGAGGATACCTGGTTCCCCTTCTACCAGGGCGAGCTGGACACCATCACCCCACCGAAGAAGGCAAAGCGGGTGATACCTGCTGGCCAGAAGGCAAAGCAGGTCTGGAAGGACACCAGGGCGAGACAGGGTGCATATGCCAAAGGGGGATGCCGATGAAAAAGCCGAAAGATGCGAAGGCCAGAAAGGAGGCACAGAGAAAGCGCCAGGCCGCGCTTGGCATCAAGCGGGTGGAGGTGGCGCTCTCTACCCGAGAGCGCGAGCAGCTGGAAACCCTGCGCCGGGCCAGAGCCGGATCCGGTGAACCCTACAGCGCCGACGAGTACATCAGCACCCTGATCCGGCGAGACTGGGAACGCTGGCTGGAGCAGGAAGCAGAGCTGAAACAGCAGATCTGCCCGAACTGCGACTGCGCATTGCCGGAAGGCTGCGGAGGAACCTTCAAGGGAGAGGCAGAGTGCTGGCACACCCAGGGCGACAAAGTGATCGCCCTGTAGTGGCGGAAATAGGGGATTGTGTCCGGTCACGTTTGCCACATTGTGACCGGACACATTTTTTCGTCTGGATTTTGTGACCGGGAGAGCAAGCTGATGTTGGAGAGCGCGAGAATGAAAGGATCTGACGGAAAGTGAAGGATCGCAAAAAGGATCCGTTATCACACGCGCGGCCAGCGCTGGCGCGGGGAACCGTTTCCCGACCCCAGTCGTTCACCTGCATGATTTTCCACACATAAAGCGGGCAGGCGTGGCGGGGTAACGATTGCGCGCGCTGGGTGCTGGCAGGGGTCGGCAGGCTGCGCCTGCCGCTATGGGGCGATGCTTGAGGATCTGGGAGTGTGTCGGGAGCGGTTAGCGGGTCGATACCGTAGCGGCGCGCTCAGGCCGCCAGATGAGAGGCAAAACAAAGCCCCCTCGGAGAGGGGGCCTTTCTTACGCCTACTCGGCATCACAGAGAACGCCTTGTCAGTATAACCTCGCCTATTCGGCCTGACCTGTCAGATCTGACAGTCGATAGGGGTTAAACCGGATGATCTCCTCCCCCGCCCAGTCGTTAAGCGCCAGCAGGCTGGCCTTGATGCTGTCGATCTCATTGATGTCGAACACCTGGGCGGCCTTGGTCACATCGCCAAAGCCGCCGGTGCTGTTCGGCATCACGCCCATCAATTGGGGCGGTACCCGGTGGGCGGCCAGCTGGTCATCCCGGCTCACGTTCTTGATGCTGAGGAAGTCATCCTTGGCGGCCACTTCGGCTACCGGGATCAGCTTCACCCCGTCCTTGCTGCCGCCCGGGGTGTAGAGCAAGAGGTTGCGGAAGTTGCCGGGGCCCTTACTCTGGCGCAGGGCTTCTTTGAGCTTGGCAATGTCCCCCTCGTTCTGCACCGCGTCGGTGATGTGCATGATGAAGCCCGCGTGGCTGCCGTTCTCGTAGTAGCGGCGGCGGAACAGGGTGGCCGACTCGTTGAGCAGGGTGGAGTTGAGCCCGCCCACGTAGTCGGGGATGCCGTAGATCTCCTGGTTGATGTCGGCCTCCATCACGTGGCCCACCCGGCCTATGGGCATCGCCTGCTCCTGGCCGGGTTGGGCAATCCACCAATACTGGTTCAGATCCAGTGCACGCCGGGTGTACTTGGCGCGCAGGTGGTCATAGCGCAGCACCCCGCCGAGCCGGTTCTGCACCGCCTGCAGATAGCCGTTGCCGAAGATGAGGTAGTCCAGCACCAAGCCGGTGAAGGCGGCCAGGCTCAATTTCGGATGCGGGATAAAGCAGGAGCGCAGGATGTTGCGCTTCACCTGGATGGCGGAGGCGTGATGCACCCCGGCGCGGTAGACCCGGGACAGCCCATTGAGGGAGAGGGGCGGCTCGTACCAGCGTCCGTTGTGCATGGCCTCCAGGTAGTCGAACACCTCTCGCTGGCTGAGCACGGGCACCGGCTCGCCAAAGCTGAACGCCTCGATGGCCGCGTCGGGTTGCTGGGTCGCCGTCACCGGCGAGGTATGGCGCTGCTGGCGGCGCTTTCTCATGCGAAAATCTCCATCATGCTGGTATTGGTACCGGTGGCACCTGCCAGCGGTTCATGTAATAGGGCTTGCATGGTTGCCCAGGCAATGTCGGCGTGGCTGGTCTCCTCTGACCGGCTGGCCTCGAAGGTCGGCAGCTTGCCGCCCGCGGTCACGGCGCGGCGGATGCTCATGAACGCCTGGGCCAGGTCAGTCCAACCACTGTCGAATTCCAAGCGCCCCTTGTTCATCACGTCCTGGGCCTTCATCACCATCTGGATTTTCACGCTCGGGTTGTACTGGATGGGGGTCGCCGCCGGGTAGAACTGCTTCACCAACTGGTAAACCCCCTCCCCGATCCCGGTGGTGTCGATCCCGATGTAGCCGACGTTGTAGCGCTCGCACATGGCCTTGATGGCCCGCGCCTGGGCGTCGAAGTCCATCCCGCTCCAGCGGTGACGCTCCAGCACCCGGAACTTGCCGCCCGGTACCGCCGGCGGGGCCAGCACGGCGCAGCCCGCGCTATCCCCCTGCCCGCCCTTGGCCGGGTCATAACCGATCCACACTGGCCGACAGCCAAGCGGGCGCAGGGCAAAGGGCTTGTAGTCGTCCCACAGCTCCCAACTGTCGACCATGCAGCGCTGCAGGGTGGCAAGCGGGAAGACGCTCGAGGTGTCATCCATGAAGATGCACATCAGCAGGTTGAGGTATTCCTCTTCGGAGTATTCGCTGCGCAGTTGTGCCAGGTCGAACAGGTCGCAGCCGCCGCGCACCGCATCTTCCACCGTGACAATCTGCCGCCACTGACCATCGGCGCACAGCTTGCCGCCTGACAGATTGGCGTGGCTCAGATCTATCTCGACCCGGTCGGCCTTGGGCTTGCCACGGTTGAAGTTGGCCCCAGACCAGAACGCATAGGCGGGATGGGATAGGCTGGACGGGGTGGAGATGTAGGTCTGACGCCACTTCTTGTGCATCGCCATGCCGGAGGCCACCTTGCGGAACTCAAGGAAGCCATGGATCCAGAAGTACTCATCCATGTAGATGTTGCCATGGTAGCTCTGGGCGGTGCGGGCGTTGGTACCGAGGAAGTAGAGGTGCGCGCCGTTCGGCAGCACCATGGGGTCACCCCTGAGCTCGACCCCTTCATCCTTGGCAAACTGGATGATGTACTGCTTGAACACATGGGCCTGCGCCTTGCTGGCAGACAGGAAAATTTGGTTGCGCCCGGTGACCAGGGCGTCGATGAACGCCTCGAAGGCAAAAAAGTAGGTCGCCCCAATCTGGCGCGACTTAAGCAAATTGCGGATCCGATACTGATTGCCGGCCTCGTACCAGGTGCGCTGGTAACCAAACATGGTCGACTCGAAGCGCTCGATCAGCCTCTCCTGCTGCTCGGGCTCCACCACGTTGCGCTCGGGGGCCTTCTTCGGCCCCCTGTTGCGGTTCGCCACCTTGGGATTGAGGTCAGCCTCGTTGCCGCCG